ATGTGTAATATTCCCATCATGGGTTTTACATAAAGCCTCACCCATTAAGTCTAAATATGGAACTAGATATTCAATGGCAAATTTTTCATCACACGGAACACCGGGAACAAAACAATGATAACGTACGCAAAAGTTAAAGATAATAAAGTTGTAAGCTGGCCTTATGGAATGGGTCATTTGAAGAGTGAAAACCCTTTAACTTCCTTTTCTTCAAATGCATTTTCAGATGCATCTATTAGATCAGAATATGGGATAGTTGAGGTCGCTTCTGCAACTCCCAATCCTCAAGCAGGTTATAAATCTGTTCAGGTTGGGCCTGTATTTGAAAATGGTTTATGGACTGAGAAGTATGAAAATCAGGAAAAATCAGAGGAAGAGCTTGTGGATAGTGATTTTACTAATCCACAAACTCCATCAGACGATTTATTAAAAGATTCTCATGGCACTATAATAAAGACCCATGAAAAAGATGGGGTGCGAAAAGTAGATGGCAACTGGGAAATTATTTGGGGAACTGTAGAGTTGGGGTGGAAAGATAAAAGATTAAACGCATATGGGCCACCAACTGAGCAAATAGAATATATTACAGAGAATGGTCTTGATTCTTGGGTTGCAAAGGTAAATGAAATAAAAGGCTGGTATCCAAAATCCTAAAGAATAGTTGGTACTTTTTTGAAAAAGCCGTATCAGATGATATCTGTAATAAGATTATAGAATCTGCCAAATCATTTGATAGAGGAACAGTTGAGTATAATGGTGTTGATGAATCAATTAGGAAGAGTGGCGTTTATTTTACAAACGAACAATGGCTTTATGATTTTGTATGGCCGTTTATGGAGCAAGCAAATAAGGATAGCGGTTGGAACTATGAAGTTTCTTCAGCAGAAGATTTTCAGATCACTAGATATTTAGAGGGCGAGTTTTATTCTGAGCATGTTGATGGATGTATAGATCACTCCTCTATACGCGACACTCCAGATAATAAATTTCTTAACGGAAAAGTTAGAAAACTTAGTATGTCTGCTAACCTGAATGATGGGTATAAAGGCGGAGAATTTGAGATTAATGGAGAACCCGTTCAAATGGAAAAAGGCACAATTGTTTTCTTTCCTTCATTTTTAAGCCATCAGGTTAAACCTGTTGTCGAAGGTGAAAGATTTTCATTGGTAACATGGTTTTTGGGACAGCCATTTAGGTAGAGGAAAAATAATAATGTCAATTACTACATGGAATGCAACTACTGGAGATTGGGACGATAGTAAATTCAGTAGAGCATGGAATGGCCCTGCCATGTCTCCTGCTAAAGGAGATTTGACTATTAGTTCTACAGCTCCTGGTGGAGGGGTATCATCTTTTGTTTCTCCTGGTGTTGCCAATCTGGAGATGATACAATCTTATGAATGGAATCAGTTAACTACTTCATGGGTTGATACTCCTGGAACTTGGGAGAGTGGTCCTGTTCCACAGGTTGCTATTGGAACTGGAATTTCTCCAGCTAAGGCAGATTTAACTTTTACTGCATATAGTCCTAGTTCTGGAATTATGTATGATTTCAGGATAACTGCCCCTACTCTTACTTTAACTGGTCAGTTACCTGCTGCTGGAGAAGGGTTTACTATATCCCCGGATAGCGCTTCAATTGAAATAATACAAACTTATTCTTGGGATAACTATGGAGGTACGTGGGCTAGCGCTAGCACAGATTGGGATACTGTAGCATTTGTTCCAGATGTTGTTGAAACTGCTCAGAATCAACCAGATGCAGGTTTATTAACTTTAACAGGAAGTGCTCCAAACAGGACGATACATAAGCTTTGGTATGTTCCTAGTGCTAGTATGTCGCTTAGTGGTTTTGTTCCCACAGATGTTACTGGACATAACTTTTATCCTAGTGCTACATCATTAACAGGTCTTGGCACAACATCTTGGAATGATACTTCGGGAGATTGGAATAGTAGCAGTGAAGCTTGGGGTGCAGGAACACTGTCTCCAACAGTTGGCGTTACTTATACGTTTACTATAGACTCATCAGGTAATCTAGTTTTTACACCTTATGATCCACAATGGCCTTTAGTAGGTGATCCAAAATATATATCTCAAATATTAATATCATGATTAAAAAAGATAAAACACAAAGCTGGCTAGAATTATGCTATAAAACAGACCCTGAATTAAAGGCTCCTGTACCCTCTTATATATTTAGAGATGGACAAAGGGTATTTTATGCGGCTCAAAAAAATAAAAAAGGTAAGAAATAAATGTCTTTGGAAATAGAGAGAGAGAATATATTTTCTTTACAAGATCATATATTAGCAAAAAATGTTGCTGAAAAACTAGAGGAAAAATATCCAGGGTGGTTGTGGGCTGTTACTGTTAAGGATGGTATTGTTGGTGTGAAGTCTCTTCGCTTGTCAGGTAATTGGGGGTTTATTCTTCATGCTGACAAAATAGATAATGATTATAGAATGGTTGTTATGGCTGGAGGAGAGATACTTGAGAGATATAAACAGCATAGAAGTAAGTTTAATGAAGATAGATACATGGATCTTGCAATGGATAGCAGGGGACAACTTAATGGAGATTATGCTGTATGAGCTTAGTTAATCCACAACCACCAACAGAAGGTGCGGAAGTTTTAAATATAGATGAAGATCAATCTCTTAGAGAAGATTCATGGCTAAGGTTAGCTAGGCAAGCATACGATGATTCTTCTGAATGGGTTGATGCTAATTTAAGGGGGCAGTGGGAAAAAAGTTTATCTTTATTTAATAGTAATCATCCACCTGGGTCTAAATATAATACAAACGCTTATGATAAGAGATCTAAGTTTTTCAGACCTAAGACTAGAACAGCAGTAAGAAACCTTCAGTCAGCAATGAATGTTGCATTTTTTACAAATGAAGATGTTGTAAGTATAAAACCAAGAAACCCTAATGACCCAATGCAAGCTGCTGCTGCAGTTGTTTCACAGTCAGTTTTACAGTATAGATTAACTAATACTATTCCTTGGTTTCAAACAATGACAGCAGCACTGCAGGACGCAGCAGTTCAGGGCATATGTGTAAGTCATCAATATTGGGAGTATGAGGAAAGGGATGAGTCTTACATTGAAATGGATGTTAACAATAAACCTATGGTTGATTACGAAGGTAATGAAAAAATTAGGAATCAGGTTACGTCTATAAAAGATAAGCCTGTAATTGAGATGATCTCTCCAGAGAATCTCAGGATAGATCCAGCATCTGATTGGTCTGATCCAATAGAAAGCAGCCCTTATATAATACATTTAATTCCAATGTATCTACAAGATGTTTTACAGAAAATGGAAGAAGGTGAGTGGAAAGAATTAAGCGCTGGAGAATTGTTAACAACCACAAGTGATGAGGATGATAATACTACTAGACTAGTAAGAGATGAGCCCAGAGAAGATCCTTTAGATAATGATGCTGGGTATGGAGAGGTTCAAGACTATAAGATTGTATGGATACATAAAAATATAATAAAGAAAGATGGAGAGGATTGGTGTTATTTTACTGCTGGAGTAAGTTATATGTTAACTGATCCAGTTCCTTTACAGGAAATGTATCCTTGGCTTAGGAATAATGAAAGACCATATGTTATGGGGTATGTTAATATAGAGTCCCATAAATTATATCCAGCTGGAACTGTTGAATTAACACAAGAGCTACAAGCTGCTGCTAATGATATATGGAACCAAAGATTTGATAATGTAAAATTAGCCCTAAATAAGCGATATCATATTAGGAGAGATAGGAATATAGATCTTGATGCTTTATTTAGATCTGTTCCTGGTGGTGCTGTTGAGATGGATGATCCTGATTCTGATGTAAGGATAATAGAAACCAGAGATGTTACTGGTTCTGCATACGCAGAGCAAGATAGAATAAATATGGATTTTGATGAGTTGCAAGGTAACTTTTCAACATCAACTGTGCAAGCATCTAGGTCTTTAAATGAAACAGTTGGGGGCATGTCATTATTAGCCAATAGTACAGGTAGTGTCGTTGAATATGTATTAAGAACATTTTCAGAAACATGGGTTGAAAGAGTTCTTAAGCAACTTCTTAGGCTTGAGCAATATTATGAGACTGATCAGGTTATACTTGCATTAGCTGGTGAGGCTGCTGTAGCTTTAAATCAACAAATGAAAGATGTTTCTGTAGATGATCTACTTAGATATGAAGTTCTTTTGAAGGTTAATGTAGGAATTAATGCTACTGATCCTATGAAGAAAGTTCAAAATCTAATGCTTGGGTTGCAAACACTAGCCTCATTTCCTGGGATAGCTGAAAGAATAAATATGCAGGAAGTAACTAAAGAGGTATTTGGTCAATTGGGTTATAAGGATGGCGATAGGTTTATACAGTTTGAGGGAGATCCTAGACTTGCAGAAATGCAGGCTCAACTCGAAGAGATGCAAGGTCTTATAGAGTCAGAACAAATGAAACTAGATAATAGGTTACAAGTTGAGCAAATGAAGCAGCAAGGAAATCTTGAAGCTATGAGTATGAAGACTGGTTCTGAAATTAGAAAGAAAGAAATAGAAGCTCAGTTGCAGTATATAGATTTACAACTTAAGCAGGAAGATGTTGCTACTAGAAGAGCTGAACTAATGCTTCAAAGAGAGGCGCTTATTAATCAGATAGCCGATGAAGAGATTAATAGGCAGGAAGAAATGTTAACTGAGGGTCCTGTAGGAGTAATGGCTAGAAATGACTACAATAAGATTCCTTATGCTGTTGGATAATAAAAGGATATTGTAATGAATTACTATGACCCATTTGAGGTGGGTATAGAGGATTTAGTAAAAAGAATAAGAGTAGGCAAGGATACAAAGGAGTTTTTAAATACATCTATTGGTCAAGCTATAATAGAAAGAGCCACCAATGAATATAAAGATGGTATAAAAGAACTTCAAAAGATGTCCGAGTCTAGGTGGGATTTGTCCCAAGAAAAAGAAATTAGAATGTATAGGAGCATAAGTGATAAACTATCTTCTCCTATAAATATTTTAAAATGGTTGTCTTCTGTAATTGCTACTGGAGAAAATGCAGAGACAATATCTAGATATAAAAACTCCAGTGAACTAGAATAATAGGAATATTAAAATGGAAAACGCTACCCAAACGGATGCGTTAGAAGAGGTTAAAACTTCTGAAGACGCACCTGAAGTACTAAATGAATTTGTTTCTAATAGGCAAAAGGCTTTAGAAGATATATATGAGCAAAGGGCCGAACAGATAAAGGAGGAAACTTTTGACGATGAAGATCAAGAGGAAATAAAATCTCCCGTTTGGCATGATGGAGAAGACTGGAAAACTAAGATTAAGGTTGATGGAGAAGAATTTGAAGTTCCATTTGATTCTTTAAAATCATCCCATCAAAAAGATAAAGCTTCTCAGAAAAGATTTGAGGCTGCCTCTGCTAAAGAGAGAATTCTTATGGCTAGAGAACAGCAACTAAACCAATATGTACAGAGATTAAATAGTCAGCCATCCAATAAGGACGCAGATGAATCGGTCTCAGAAAGCGGTTCAAGTGATGTTGATGGTATAGTTGAACAATATCATGCCGCTTTATTTGAGGATGATGCTGTTGAGGCAGCTCGTCTATTAAAAACCTTGTCGAATAGTGGGCGCGGTAACGCTACCCAAAACGTAGAAGAGGTTGTGCATAGGGCGATTGTGTCCTATGACCAGAGTAAAAAAGCAGAAGTTCAAAGGGTAAAGCAAATTGCTTATCAAAAAAGTCTTGAAGATGCTGTTAAATCTTTTGAAGATAAATATCCTGATATAGCAGAATCGCCTGAACTTAGAACTGTTGCCGATAATAAAACGGTCACCCTAGTTAAGGATAATCCTGACTGGACACCGAATGAAGTTATACAGGCTGCTGCCGAATATACTCGTGAATGGGCTGGAACAATGCCCAATTCAAATGGTAGGTTGGAGCGCAAAAAGAAACTTGTGCAACAACCAAAATCTGTCATGGCTTCTGCTAATATTGGTTCTGATCAAGTTCCATTATCACCTTCTGAAATAGTTCAGCAGATGAAAAAAGCAAGAGGTCAACTTTTATAACTTCTATAGGAGGTAATTATGGCTGGACAAGTATGGTCCGTTAGCACCTCTGGTGGTTATATGTATGCCGATAATCTGAGCCGTCTATTACGTATGGCAGTTCAGCCTATGGTTAAATTCCGTCAGTTCTGCGATGTAAAAGACGCAGCGCATCAGGGATTACATAGAGGCGATACATTCCATTGGAACGTGTACAGTGATGTAGCTACCCAAGGTACTACTCTCACTGAAACCAATACAGTCCCAGAAACCTCATTCACTATCTCTCAGGGAACAATGACGATTACGGAAGCTGGTAACAGTGTACCGTGGACGGGCAAGTTAGACGATCTCTCTGAGCAGCCAGTGGCCGAGGTAGTAAGGAAAGTATTGAAGAATGATGCTAAGAAAGCATTTGATAATCTTGCAGCGGCTCAGTTTGATGCATGTAAGCTACGTGTTGTTCCTACTGCAGGAACAAGTACTACAGCTCTTACGCTAACAACTAATGCTGCATGTACGTTAACTAACAATGTTGCTCTTCAGAAAGAGCATGTTAAGTTAGTTGTTGATACTATGAAAGAACGTAACATCCCAGCTTATGCTGATGATGATTACTACGCTCTTGCATGGCCGTCAACATGGCGTACTCTGAAAAATGATTTGGAATCAATTAAGCAGTATGTTGATCCAGGTTTTCAGATGATTATGAATGGTGAAATTGGCCGTTATGAAAGCGTTAGATTCGTAGAGCAAACTCATATTGCTAAAGGTACTGGTATGGGTACCGCTGGTCAGGCTTGGACGAATGGTAAGTCTGATTGGGCTTTGTTCTTTGGCGAGGATACTGTGGCTGAAGCCATTGCTGTCCCTGAAGAAATTCGCGGGAAAATTCCTGGGGACTTCGGTAGGGATCGTGGCGTAGCTTGGTACTACCTTGGCGGATTTGGCATAACCCACACGCAAGAAGCCCAATCACGAATCGTGATGTGGGATAGCGCGGCTTAAGGAGATATTATTATGAGTTATAGTGATCCAAGACCTTATGCCTATAGTTATTACCATGATTTTGGTGCGGCTGGTGAAGCAATGATAATGCGTGGTCCAAAAGGCAAACAAGGTACTATAAAAGAAATTGAAGTTGAAGCAATTGAGCTATTTACAGCCACTACTACTGAGGCTTATATTAGGCTTGGCTCTGCTGCAGCTGGTTACGAGTACGTTAATATGGGACTCGGAACTTTAGCTGATGGAGCACAAACAAGATTGACTGATGTGTCAGCCGATCTAGTTCTAGCCGCTCTTCCTGCTGATACTGATATTCACATCACTTTGGTAGCCCCTACTGGCGGTACTCCCGGTGGTAAGGCGCATTACCATATAATGGTCGAATGGTACTAGGAGGAAATTATGGCTAAAGATACAGCTGGTAGTCACCCAACGGTTAATCAAAATGGTCTAATAGAAAAAAAGGACGTATCTGGAGAGACTTTAAAGTCTTTAGGTATGGACAGCGTTGGACCAGGTCAGATGCCACAGGGTATTGCAAAGTCTACGGTCAATACTGATCGTGGAAAATTTGAATGGCGTTAAACTAATTGGTGAAGGGGTGGGAAACCACCCCTGACCCATATGAGGATATTAAAATGGCTAGAAGAATGAATTCAATTGAGGCTTTTATTGGTGGTAAGGTTGAAACTCCAGAGGAAGGCTATGGTCATACTGATCCTATTTTAAAAGGCTACACTAGTGGATCTCAGTTGTTTGACGAGAGAGCTATGGATTATAGGTATGATCAAAGAATGACTAATAATGAAGGAAGAGTTAACGGACAACTAGTGAGAGGGTCTGGCGTTATAGCTGGGTGGGCATTCTAAGAAAAAGTGATAAGAATAAATATTCCCAAAAGGGAAGTTAGCGATTATACCCCTAAAGATTTTGGGGGAATTAGAGAAAAGAAGACAGTATGTGTTATAAGGTATGGAGCTTTTGGAGATATAATACAAGTAAGCTCTATACTTCCTCTTCTTAAAAAACAGGGTTACAATGTATGTGTTAATGTAACTGAAATTGGTATGGACATACTAAAAAGTAATCCTTACGTAGATGAATTTTTAGTACAAAAAACTGGTATGGTTCCAGAGAATGAGCTAGAAGATTATTGGAAACATTTACCTCCATTGTTTGATAAGGTAATACAATTATCTGAGTCTGTTGAGGCTTCATTACTAATAGTTCCAGATAGAACTACTAAACTAAGAGACGGTAGTATTTCATTGGTACCTGGAGATGAAAGGTTCAAATGGGATAAGGATAGGTTACATAAGGAATGTAACATAAACTACATGGAAAGGACTCATGATATTGCAGAAGTCCCACATGTATTTCAACCTAAATTTTTTCCATTAAACAGCGAGAAAGAATGGGCTAAAAAATTTAGAAAAAAAATAAAGCAACGGCATGTAATTCTATGGTCTCTTTCAGGATCTTCGGTACATAAGGTTTATCCTTGGACTGATAACGTTATAGCTAAAGTGTTGCTTTATAGAAAAGATGTTTGTTTTGTTACAGTAGGAGATGGGTTATGTAAACTTCTGGAACAAGGTTGGCAAGAAGAAAAAAGAGTAATAACTAAATCAGGAGAGTGGTCAATAAGGGAAACTCTTTCTTTTTTAGACCATTGCTCTATAGTTATAGGACCAGAAACAGGTGTTTTGAATGCTGCATCTACATTGCCATGTCATAAAATAGTAATGTTATCTCATTCATCAAAGGAAAATCTGTCCAAGCACTGGAATAATACCAGTACTTTAGAACCTGATTATTATGAGGACTATTGTTTTCCATGCCATAAGATGCACTATGGTTTTAATACATGCTACAGAGATACTGAAACTGGAGGCGCTATGTGTGCAGCTAAGATAACCCCTAATGATGTTTACAATAAAATAGTGAAAAATTTGAAATGAGTGATTATCTAACTTTGTGTCAAAACATGTCAAGGGATATTGGAATCCCAGGAACTGGCCCTTCATCTGTTACCAATGGATCTTTATCTGAAGAGGAGAATGCTGTTGTAAGATATGTAAAGGATGCTGATGTGGACATTCAGAGCAGATGGTTTAACTGGGACTTTTTGTGGACAGAGGTAACCCTTACACCGACACCAGGCACTTCAACACTAACATCCCCTTCTGATCTAGGTAATTGGAAATTAGATTCTTTTGTTTTTTCAAAAGGAACTAATGACTATCAGGAATTAGAGTATATGGATTGGGATGATTATAATTTAGAATATAAACTTGGGGTTATAGATTCAGCTACTCCTGAAGTTTTTTCTGTTAAACCAGATAATGTAATAGATTTATATCCAACACCTAATGCAGCTACTACTATATCAGCTGCATATTGGAAAAGTCCTACCGCTATGTCTGCAGATACAAGCGAGTCTCCAATACCATCTAGATTCCACAAAATAATAACATCGAGAGCTAAAGTATATTACGCTGAAAATGAGGATGCTCCAGAAATTTTAGCTGGGGCTTTAGCAGAATTTGAAGATTTATTAGATAAGTTAGAGTCTGATCAGCTATCTGGACAGAAGAATAGAAGATTTTCTAGGGCTCAAAATATTGACAGCTTTACAGTAGTGCCACAATGACAAAGTTATCTCGGAGACAATTACATCCTTCTGGATTGAAATCTGAATATTTTCCTTTTACAGGAGGTGTAAATCTGGTAGAGCCAGCCTTATCTTTAAGGGCTGGTGAATTAGTATCTTCTAATAATTTTGAAGTAGATATTCGTGGGAGGTATAGACGGCTCGATGGTTATGAAAGGTTTGATGGGCAGACTCTACCTTCTCAAATAACATATTATAGAATCCCTTTTACTGTAGGCACTGCTAGAGATTCTGTATTCAATAGTGCTTTTAGTACAGCATTTGATATGCAAATTCCATCAACTGGAGATTTAATTAAAGGTGCTACAAGCGGTGCTATAGGTTCTGTATTACAGGTTAGTATTGAAGATGTTACTGGAGATTCATCAGCAGGATCATTTTCTAATTCAAATGCAGAGGGATATGTATATTTTACTGTAGTAAGCGGAACATTTCAAGACGGAGAAACAATGTATTTTTTAAATAAAGACAGCGCTTTTGGTAGCGCATTCAATGTGGAGTATGGATAATGGGAACACCAACAGCGTTAAGAAAAACAAGAGCAGTTCTAACTGGAACTAGCTTTGCTGATAACACAACAGGCGCTATTACCGCACAGATGGTTAGGCAGTTTACTGAATCTGGGATGGGCGGTTACGCAACTATATGTGCTAAGGCAGGAACACCAGCGAGTCAGGCAGTAGCTTCAGGAGCAACAGCAACAATAGACTGGAATAAAAATGGAGCTGGCGCTGATGCAACAGATGACACTGGAACTGTATCTTCCACTACTGTAGGAACTGATGCTGACTTTGCAAACGACAGAATAAGGATATATGATAAAGGATTCTTTATGGTTAATCTGGGTGTTAGTTTTGCTCAGACAGGAACTGATACTGTTGTATGGACTTTTAGAATAGCAACACAAGATACGGGTGGTTCAGTTGTATACCCTGGATTTGATGCTGCTGTTCAAAGAGTAGCAGCAACTCTAGATAATATGGTTAGTATTTTTGGTATGATTGATACTACTGGTCATACAACTTATACTGATCTTCTTGCTCAAGTCAAGAATGGTCATGGAAGCAATTCAGAAAATTTTCAGATGCATTATGGTCAACTATCGGTCTTTAGGGTGGGTTAATGGGCCTTCTTGCCACTGCTCTTTCTTACGGGGTTCCTGTATTAAGAGATACCTATGTAGACTCTACTATTGCTGATGAAGCAAGAACTGCTATAGAAGATCAGAGAGATAACATTACTATAGTCCCAGGAGAGGGGAGCGTACTAGGTGTGTGGGTATTTGATGGTGACGTATATTCGTTTAGAAATAAGTCTGGTGGATCTACAGCTGGTATGTATAAATCTACTTCTACTGGATGGTTAGAGATTGATCTTGGAACAGCCTTAGATTTTGATGGCACAACTACTAATGGTGAGTTTGTTGCTGGCTCTATTGTAACTTCTGCTTCAGGAGCAACTGGCACTGTAGCAGCTATAAGCTATTCTGGTTTGTGGGAACTAGGGGGAAAGGGAACTATGGTTCTTACTGGAATCTCAGGAACATTTGTAGATAATGATAACCTTACAGATTCAACATTAGCATTTGATGCTGGTACTACAGAAATAAAAAAGGATGATGTAATTACTGGCGCTACTTCTGGAAAGACGGCTACTGTTAAAAATGTAACTGTTGCTACTGGGGCTTTTACATCAGATGATGCAGCTGGTTATTTAGTTATAACTGGTAATACTGGTACTTGGACGGACGGTGAAAAGATACAGGTTAATGGTGCAGATAGGGCAGATATAAATGGCGCAAGTGAACCTTCTAGCAGAACCTTAGCTGTTGCTGATGGAACTCAATATGCACAAACATTATTGCCAAATGGTAAGTATGAGTTTGTTAACTATAATTTTGGTGGAGCTATTACATCAAACTCTATGTATGGTGTGAGCACTGTAGATAAAGCTTTTGCTTATGATGGAACTACATTTATAAAAATTAATACTGGGATGATTTCTGATCTTCCTCAGCATATTATAGCACATAAAAATCATTTATTTCTTTCTTTTAATGGTGGGTCAGTACAGCATTCTAGTATATTGAATCCTCTCCAATGGAGCCCAATTACTGGTGCTGCAGAGATAGCTTTAGGTGATAATATATCTGGGTTTTCTACAGAATTAAAAGATGTGATGTCTGTTTTTACTAGAAATAATACATACATGTTATATGGAAGTTCCGCAGCTGATTGGAATCTTACTAGATTTCACCAAGGAACTGGGGCTATTCCATATACCATGCAGAAGATGGACCAAACCTTCTTTCTAGATGATAGAGGAATCACCTCTATATTTACTGTACAATATTATGGTGATTTTCAGGCTTCTGTTGCATCGAGTCAGGTTGATCCATATTTACAAAATAAGAAAGATAATGCTATATTATCTTTACGTAGTAGAGCAAAAAACCAATATAGGTTATTTTTTGATGATAAAACAGGTCTAGCAATGACCTATATTAATAGAGAGAATGTAGGTATTATGCCATTTACATTATCTCATCAGTTAAGTTGCTGTTGTTCTGGCGAAGATTCTAATGGCTTTGAGGTTTTATATGGTGGGTTTGAGGATGGTTATGTTCGTAGGATAGATTCAGGTACAAGTTTCGATGGTAAAATTGTAGATTCTTTTATAAGAAGCTCTTACTATAGCTATGGATCTCCTCAAGTTAGGAAAAGGTTTAGAGAGGTAGGTCTAG